CGATCAAGGCGGTGCGGCTAAATTCGCCGAGGGTGCAGCTGCTAGAGCTGCCAAGGAAGCCAAGGCTGCCGCACTTGCCCAATTAAAGGCAACTAACGCACAAACCAAGGCTATCAAAGATCAGGCTAAACTTAAAAAGGCTAGTGGCTTGCTTGACATGGAACAAATACAAATCATGGCAGCCTTGCAGAATCAATTAACTGAGGACGAGAAACTTAGACTATCTTTACAACTTGCTTTACTTACAGAAAATGCAGCAGAGGCAGACCGTTTAAGCAATCAATTAGCGTTATCACAATTACAAACAACAGGCTTAGCAAGAGCAATTCAAAACTTACCACCTGCCCTAAATCCTTTACAAGATTATCCTAATTATATTAACAAAGCCATAACCGATATTTCCTTAATACAAGACGCATTAAATAAACTAAAAGCACCTGTTCTAACTGTTCAAATCAACACCGTTAATACAGGTGGTGGCGGTGGTGGCGGAGGTGGTGGCGGTGGTGGCGGAGGCTCACCAATTGTTCCAGTTCCTTTTGCTGGCATACCATTAGGCGGCGACATTGGCGGAGCAGCAAAAGCTTTAGAATATGCGGCAAAAAAGAATCAAGTCACATTAAATACACAAATGCCTGATTGGCAAAGTTATCGTGCTGGAGAACGTGAAACAAAAGTTACTGTTAACGTCCAAGGTAATGTTATTTCTAATAGAGATTTAACTGACTCATTACGCATGGGATTACTTGACTCAAGTGCATCGGGTTCATTTACTCTATCCAATAGAGCTACTAGAGGCGATTAATGGTTTTACCTGCAACGCTTGACATATCTCTAGATTTCTCGTCGGGAGCTACTTTCGGTATCGGGCTTACCCTTGACGACCCTGTTAACGGTTTATTAGATACAGGCATTTTAGCTGAATCAACAACTCCACAATTAGTAACTGATTTAACGCCAGACGCAAGACGAATAAGCATAAGGCGCGGGCGCAATTTAATAAGAGATACTTACGAGGCTGGAAATGCTACCGTTAGAATTTACGACCCTAACGGAAACTTTAACCCTCAAAACACCAGCTCACCTTTTTATGGACAATTGACACCTTTAAAAAAATTAAGAATTTCTGCGTCTTATAGCGGGGTAACTTATTATTTGTTTAGTGGTTATACAACGGATTACATTTATTCTTACGATCAAGGCGAAAACGTTTCCTATGTGGACATAAACGCTTCGGACGCTTTCAGATTGTTTAACTTAGCAGCTGTAACAACCATAACAGGGCAAGCAGCTGGTCAAGATACAGGCACTAGAATTGACAAGATTTTAGATACCGTAGATTTCCCTGTGAGTATGAGATCAATTTCCACAGGCGATACTTTGACTCAAGCGGACGCAGGTAGTTCTAGGACTTCTCTTTCAGCAATTAAAAACTGCGAATTCTCAGAACAAGGGGCTTATTATGTCAGTCCCTCTGGCAACGTTGTGTTTAAAAATAGATCAGAGGTTATAGGTAGCGCAGGTAACACCCCTATTGAGTTTAATCAAACTACTGGAATTCCTTACAAAAACGTAAAGTTTGCCTTTGATGATAAATTAATTGTGAACCAAGCGAACATAACTCGCTTGGGGGGTGCTACCCAAGTTTTTATTGATGCGGATAGTGTTGCGACCTACTTCCCTCACTCAATTACTAGCTCTGATCTGGTCGTTCAGACAGACGCAGAGGCAGCCAATATTGCGGCTATTTACGTCGCCTCAAGGTCAGACACGACCATTAGAATTGATGAAATGAGCATTGACTTACTGGACTCCAATGTGCCGACTGACACGCTCCTTGGCATGGATTATTTTACTAATGTTCTAATTACCAACATACAGCCTGACGGTTCTACCATTACAAAAAACCTTCAGGTTCAAGGCGTTGCTTGGGATATAACCCCTTCGTCTTGGATTGGACATTTCAGCACCCAAGAAACTTTGGTTGATGGATTTATTTTGGACGATATTTATTATGGTCAGTTAAATGACGATATACTTAGCTACTAGGGGGATAACAATATGGCAGCAGGACTAGGGTTTAAAACGTTTGCAGTTGGTGAAGTTCTTTCCGCCGCAAATGTCAACGGATATTTGATGCAGGGAGTTTTAGTTTTTGCTAACGCGACAGCTCGCGACGCTGCAATTACTTCTCCGCAAGAAGGACAGTTTGCATTTACAAAAGATAATGATTCTTTATGGTATTACTCAGGAAGTGCGTGGGTTTCATCGGGTGCTACTGGCGATATTGAAGGCGTAACCGCTGGAGTCGGAATAAGCGGGGGCGGCACATCGGGTACAGTAACAGTTACTAACTCAATGGCAACAGCAATAGACGCTAAAGGTGATTTAGTTGTTGGAACTGGCGCGGACACTTTTAGTCGCTTAGCCGTTGGAACAAACAATTATGTTTTAACTGCTGATAGTGCTGAAACAACAGGATTAAAATGGGCTGCCGCTAGCGGTGGTTCAACCTTTGTTGGTTGTCAATTACAAAAAATAACTAGCACACAGTCATTAACCAATAATACTGTAACTGCCGTTACTTTTAATAGTGAACTATTTGATACTGATGCTTTTCACGATAATAGTACAAATAATTCAAGAATAACAATCCCAAGCGGTAAGGCTGGCAAGTATTTATTAGTCTCCGCAATTTCTTTTGCAGGAAACGCAACGGGAACAAGAATTGCTAGAATTCATAAAAATGGCTCACTCTTTACGATACCAAGCATATTATCCGCTGCTCCAGTAGCCGATTATACAATTCTTAGCACCACAACTTTGGTGGATGCCCAAGTCGGAGATTATTTTGAAGTTTTTGCATTACAATCATCTGGAGGAGCTTTGAATCTTAATGAAAATGGCGATGGTGCTGGCTGTACCTTTGGCGCAACATTTGTGGGGGCATAATATGAATCTATTTGATAAAATTATTGAAACATATCCAGAATTAACTAATGCTGACTTTGGATTAAATGGCTCTATTGGTTTACGAAACGATAGTGATGGAATTGGTGATTACATTGAGAAATGGGAATATAGCAAACCAATTCCAGAGGGCTTAACACTAGGTAAACCCTCAGCATAATCTTGAGGAATTGTGTCTAAATGAAACCATGGTTATCAAAAGCGGCTGCTCAGTTACGCAATCAGGTAGATGATTCTTACAGAGATCGCCAGCGCAAAAGTGATGGGTGGATTGCTGACGATCATCACAAACGCAGAGGTAAAAGCGATCACATACCCGACGCGTCAGCCAACTTTGTTGTTAGAGCAATTGACATTGACGCTCGCCTTTCTGACGACAAACGAGCTTCAGCATATTTGGCAGATCAGATTAGACTCTACGCTAAACGTCATGGACGTATTCATTATGTAATTCATTTAGGCATGATTGCTTCGCCAATTCTAAATTACAAGTGGCGTCGCTATCGCGGTTACAATTTGCATAACCACCATATTCACCTTTCTTTCCGCAAGAACCAAGATAATAATTCTGAATTTTTTGATATACCACTACTAGGGGGCAAACATGAATAGCAAGTTATTGGCTGCAATTAACTCATACGGACGAAGTGCGTTTGTGTGTTTAGCAACTGTATATGTAACAAATCCTTCAGGTTCTTTTGATGATATTTGGAAAGCATTTTTAGTAGCTTTCCTTGCCCCTATTCTTAGAGCTTTAAACCCTGATGATTCAGCATTTGGCATAGGCAGTAAAGAGTAATGTCAGCCCTTGAGTGGGCTGGCTTTGCTGCTGGAATTACCACCACATTAATAGGAGTGCTGGCTGGCTTACGCTGGCTAGTAAAAGGTTGGCTTAACGAGCTTCGCCCCAACGGCGGGAGTTCAATGAAAGACCAGTTGACCTCATTACAACAAGAAACAACACGCCTTTCAGATCGCATTGATGAGCTGTTTATTGTCATTAGCAGGAAGTAAAATAAACCTATGGCAACAAAGCGTAAACCTAAAAAGAAAGTAGCTAAAAGACGCAGGACAACTAAAGAGCCTGTTCTTACTAAACTAGATTATTGGGCAATTGCAGCCAATGAAGTTTATATGGCATGCCGAAAAGCAAACATGGACGAAGGCACAGCTCTAGCGTTTGCAATGGATAGGTCTAGTTATCCTGATTGGATTGTTGACACAACAGACCCAATTAAAAACCCATTAGACGACTTTGACGAGGACGAATAAATTAAGCGAATCGTCCTGATTTCCGACTTACAAATTCCTTATCATGACCCAATTGCAACTAGAAACCTTGTACGATTTATTGCTAAATGGAAGCCTCACCAAGTTGCAACGGTCGGAGATGAAATTGACCTCCCTCAACTTAGTAAATGGGAACGTGGTTTGGCGGGTGAGTTTGCTGGAACACTTGACCGAGATCGCCAAGTTACTAAGCAAGTCCTCTACGACTTACAGGTAACAGATATGGTCAGGTCAAACCATACTGACCGATTATGGAATTCAATCAAAACTAGGTTGCCAGCCTTTGCTTCATTGCCTGAATTAAAGTTTGAAAATTGGCTTGGCTTGCCTGAACTAGGGATTAAATTTTGGCGCGAACCTATGCCGATTGCGCCTAACTGGATTATCCTTCATGGTGACGAGGGGCAGGTATCCCAAAAGGGTGGTCAAACAGCCCTAGGATTGGCTATAAGGCATGGTAAGAGCGTGGTGTGTGGGCATACTCATCGCGGGGGTTTAGCCTCTGTTACAGCCTCGTCAGGGGGCAAAATAGGGCATACC